AACAAGCTGCCATTTCTTCTAAATTCTCTCCTTCAATACAGTGCCCTCTAATTATTACATACATATACAACAACCTCCTTAACACACAAGCTTTATTATAGGCAAAATAGCAAAAAAAATAAAGCCTGACTATTACTTAAGTAATAGTCAGGCTTTCTCTCAATATGCATATGTTACCCACACGCCAGTTTTTTTATCTTGCCAATCATACTCGCCTCGAAATCCTATATATTTGCCACCTATCCGGCGGCTCACTCCATAGCTGATACCTGTAACATAGTGATCAACATTAATCTTGGCTCCGATCTCCCGCAATACCCCTGGCGCGGATGGCCGCAAGGATTTCAAGATTTCTTTCTGTAAGTTTTCTTGTTTCTTCGACGAGTTCAGTACATCTGTCAACTGCTTCTGTAGCTGATTTATTTGCAGTTTGGCTTCGGTCAATTCCTGATCCGATACTATCAACTGTTCCCTGGCTGTTTGCAATTCCACTGCTAATTGACTGCTGATTGCTAACTGCCTGTTCGAGTTCTGTTCCAGTGTCACCAGCTCGCTTTCCGTTATCATGTATGCCGACTCGGCTGAACAGGCAGGCAAGAAAAAGAACTGCGCCAACGCCCATACCAACAAGAAAGCGATTATTAGATATCCAACTTTTGATTTTTTCATACACATTCGTCACCACCTGCTACTGTAGCCCCTGGTATCTACATGAATCCAATCGCCATAATAACCAATCCCAAGCTGATCTTCAATGCCCCAGGCTTTAGCTGCAACAATGACCGTATCTGCCAATGCGGTATCAGTATCGTCCTGTCCCGAAATATGGATGTCGGCTGCACAGCCACGAGTATGATAGCTGTTAGGTTCTCCACCAACAGCTAAGTTCACTTCTATAGTTCGAAAGCCACTTTTATAACCAGCATTAGTGGTATTAATAACCCAATTAGAATTCCAATCCCGCAGCATATCAAGTAACCGAAATAAGTTAGTAGTCTTTTCATCATTTGTACATAGTCGACCATTTTCGTCCCATGCATACTCATTCCTGCTACGTTGCAGACAATCCCACTCCGTTACGCTCCAATGTTTACTTACATACAAAGCCATATTAATCACACTCCATAAAAAATTTAGAAATCATAGTTTCTTTTTAACAAAAACAATCAATCCACTCATAGCTTCTACGCCAGCATCATTTAAGTTTTCAATAATACTAAGCAGCTCAGTTACAACAAGATATCCAATAACCGTCATA